CCCTTCTTCTTCTTTCTTACGTTAACTTTGGCTGTCTTAGCAGCCTCTTTAAAATTCTTGGCTTTAGGCGCACCCGGGCTTCCCGGTTTACGCATTTTTTCGCCAGAGCCAGCCTTAATACGTTTTCGCTTGGCATCGATGTTGGCATATAGCCCGGGCTTCTTAGCCATTATGTTCAGCTACCATTTCTTTGGCATCTGCTTTAGTCAGGTTATCGCCAATAACTTTACCTGCCATGTAAACGTCATATTTGCCTCTGCCCTTATGCACAGCGTGAGCTTGCACTTCTGGGTCAGGCTCAGGTGCTGCCTCTGCTACACCTTCTATAATGACTGCGTCTCTAGGAAGCTTGCCCGGTTCTAGGTAGCTATCATCCAAAGTATGCACAGTATCCTTTTCTAGTAACCCATCAGGGCTAAAAAAGTTTTCTTTAAATTTAACTTTCATTTGTTGCTCCAGTTAAGGTTAGGGGATTGGTGTTACCCAATCCCCTGTCCAGTTTAGTTAGTAGCGTCTGGATATGCTGTCCAGCCGATTGGGTCTTTCGATATGAAAGCATCAATGGCTCCAGCAGTAAGAGCTGCTGAACCGACATCTTGAATGATGCCAATAAAACGCTCGTACTTTGTTGTACCGCTAGAAAGCGGCATAACAATCCGATGACCAGCCGTTAAAGTTGCCTTTGGAATATCAGCAGTCACATTGTGGACTGTTGCGCTTCCATCGACAGCAATACCTGCTGCTGCATCTGACGCTAGTTTAAAGTTAACAGTAGCACTACCGCCACTGGTAACCGCAGTTGTCACTTGAATTACAAGATACAATGCTTCGCCCATGCCAAGGTCTGAAGACGCAGATGTAATATCTACGACATCCCCAACAAGTGCCAAACCTGTCCCAGACGTGCTGAGAGCAGTTGCATCACAAAATTCAAGTCTTTCATCAATTATCGCCATGATAAAGGTCTCCTTCCTTGATTAAGTGATTGTTGCTTCGTTGGTCTTCAGTGCGTCCACTCTTCGGATAGGGTAACCACCCCATGAAGTTTGGAACGTACCACCCACGTTTTCAAATGATAGTGTAGAGTTCTTCACACCATTTGAAGTCTGCCTACGCAAGAAGCCAAGCATTTGACGGTCCATGTACCATACGCAACGTCCAACACCCAATGTTGGGAGCTGTGAATACGCTTGGTGCATTAGGTCGTTCAAATCAGCCGAGCTGCCTGATAAGTCAGCAGTTAGGTTAGACCTGTCCACATTGGCAATCCGCACAATATAACGCCAGTCACGGACAGACATGCCCACGTCCCAACGATAATGTGAACGGTATGCTTGCATACGCCCGTTTGCCCCATCGATATTCTCAATGGTAACCTCGCCAAGGTCACGCTGCTGAATACCAGCAGTTGAGCCTTTAGGGATAATCCCGTGGCAAGTTTGTGGGGACCAGCATACAAGCCAGATACTACCATTGTCTGAACCACTACCACCAGCGTTGATGATGTTCTCACCGTTTGCTGCTGAAAGTGAATTAAAACGAGGTGCGAAACCTGTGAAACGCTCTGCGTTTACAGCTTCATCCCCGTAGAACAGAGTGGTAGCTACTTGCTGGTTTAAGCCTTCAATATGAGGCTTGTCTTCCTGTAGACGGAATTTAGCTGGGTCTCCAGCCATATCTACAAGTGCCTTGTCGACTTCAGCATAGTCTTCCAACATACCGCAATTGTCTGTGACTTGTACTGCCTTACTTTTAGTAGGCTGTACTCCACCATACAATTTACGCCATGTAGGAGTTGGTAGCCCAGAACGAATTGTGGTTCTATGACCAGTTGTGAGGTTACCCTCTAACCATGTCATATCAGCCAAAATTTCGTTTGTGCTGTTTAGTATCTCGACAACGTCAGCGATAGAGCCGTCCGGGTCGGTGACCTTTGCTAAGTCAGCAAGGGTCGGGTTTGTCACGCTAAGTGTAGCCATAACAGTTTACTCCTTTTCCTAGCTTTGATTAAACATAGTCGGGTACATGCGTTGAAGTGCATTTTCATCAGAGGCTTTTCCGTCCCCTAGAATTAAATCACTATCTTGCATCGCCTTACCTATGCGATAAAATAACCGTATAACTTCTGGATGGTTACCAAGTCCCATACCCACTGGGTTTTCCTCAGATGGCATTCCTAGCATTTGACCCATGCTAGGAGACATGAATTTCTCCATCGCTCCTTTGGCTACACTTAAATTTTCATTTAACTTTTCGCCACCAAGCTCTGTGTCCATTTTGGTATCCTCAGCCCATGAATTGGCTCTGGCTACATATTCACCAGAAACACTCTCCATGGCAGATGCTGCCCGGTCCTGTTGATAATCTATTAGCTGTTGAAACTGGTCTTGGCTGATGCCAATAGTAGTTGCAAAATCTGCAAAATTATCGAGTTGTTGTTGGACTTCTTCGGTCACCTCAAAGTCCTCTGGTGCGTCATAAGTATACTCACCAGCTCCATCACCTTCGTCATCCGACAGCAAGGTGGTTTTCTCCTCAGTTCCTTCAGCAGCTTGCGCTGCGTCTGGTTGAGGCGAAACTTGTTCAGTAGTTGCGGTTGCTTCGGCTTCCGCTGCTACTTCTTGAATTTGTTCTTCACTCATCGAAATGGTTCTCCTCTAACATTGTTAATGTATGCGACTTGCTGGCTTCTTTGCATCTGTTATACAGTGCAATTCCAACCTGCCTAGCACCTTCGTTATAAGCGCTACTGTCGCTAGACGCAGGTACATGACTATTCGCTAGCATATGGCTATCATTAAAAATAATCTCGTACAAAAATCTACGTCCCCTTTCTTCTTTAAGGATAAACATAAGGTCTCTATCTTTATCCTCTTGCAGTGCTTCAGCCCGTTTAACTTGGTTTTCATCACTGCTATCATGCACAACAAACTTTTCAGACATCAACCACCACCCTCAGCAGTCGCACCACGTCCCATAAGTTCTGTAAGTGCGTTAGGTCTCTGTGTGTCAGTTTGTGACAATACCTTAGCATTCTGAGCTTGCTGTGCTTGCATCATTTGCTGCTGCTCTTGAGCAGCTTGCGCCTGACGCTCTGCCCTTACTTTGTCGACTTCGTCTTGGTCTACAAGTAAGTTGGCAGCATTACCCAAAATTTCACTGTATTCTCGTATCGCTTTATCAGCGTCAATGTTATCCACAATCTGTGGGAAGACAGCTACGAGGTTTCCAGCAAATCCTAATGTACGTTCCATAGAAGAAGCGGCAACAGCTTGCTGAGCTTGTGCCAATAGAGAGACGTACTCAATTCGTAAATCTTGACCAGCAATAGCGTCTGGTGGTGGCGGTATCATGTCTGCTTCTAATGCAAACTGGAATACATCATCCATAAGTGGGTCCAGCAGCTCTACGTTAACACGCTGTAGCACTGGTCCAAGCAGCATTAATTTTTCTTCATGCCTTTCGACAACTTCCGTTGCAGTCATTTGTCTACGGTCTGACTGTATCATCATTGCAAACAAGTCAGCGTAGAACCCTCGCTGCACCCTGTCTTGGACTTCTTTAATGTCCATCATCATTTCTTGGAGACGAGGTGTGACTTGGTACGCTGGAACAAATCCTTGCATACCTTGTGTCTGGTCTACATAAGTTGTGCCACCCGGGATAACTGTAGTTGGTCTGCCACGCAGACTACTAGGTGCTACCATTGGTGGGTTAACCATCTTATCGATTGCTTGAGCTTTACGTTTTTGCTGGTGCTGTAACTGCTTCACGTCACCAAGGTAGTCCATCCCGGGACACCTGCCGTAAACGTCACCCGGCAACACATCCCATCTAGCCACATAAGCCGGGAAGGTGTCGTAGCCGCCCTCTTGCAATACATCGTCATTGTCTGCACCTTTTTCAAAGTAACAAGACATAAAAGCTTTATTCTTTTGGTCCGACTTACTAGGGTCTCTGCCCATCCGTGGTTGTATCATATGCATGATAGTAACCAGCGCATCGTAATTTTTGTTTTGCCACAACCGCTTTGTAGCTGAGCTTACTCCAGACCAGTCAGACTGTCCTGTCTCACGGTCTATAACAAACTTCTCTACAAGTTGCGCTACAGTCATAGTAAATTCACGCCCCAAGGTGTCTACCTTGCCTTGTGAATTTTCTGCAATAACATATTCACCAGCAGTAAAAGGTCGGAACCTAATAACGTCATCAAAACTTTTCTGACGGTATAAAGGTGCTGTCCCAAAAGCTCCTAGCTCACCATACACATTGTAGATGGTGTTATAGAAGTTACTCTTGTGTAAAATATTACGACAGATTTTTTCTGATGCAGCCAGCCATTGTTTAACGTCTGGCATATCCATCATGTCCGGGTCTGACAAAGCAAATCTAAACCAAGGACGGGCAGGGCTAGTCATCCCTGACATAAGCCCTGCCGCTAAGGTTCTCAGCGCTTGAGTTCCGGTACTGTCGATAATTTTGTTATTACGTCTACGCCCTCTGTTGTTCTGACTATCAAGTAAAAAGCGTCCCCGTCTTGGATAAAGATAATCGCTTATCTCAATCCAGTGGCTTCGCCATGATGACCGATAATCCTCTAGCTGTTTGTATCGTCTATGCAAGTTGCCTCGCTTAGTACCCGATACCGAGCTGGAGTATTGGTTTTCAACAGATTGCATAACCATCTATTACTGTCCTAATAGTGTTGGACTTGATGTATAAGCGTTCTTTAAAACACCTTGTCCAGATGTTTTATTTGTTGCCGCTGTGCCACCCTGTAGCTTAGCTCTCCGCTTTTGGTTACGTCTTGATTGAGTAACCGCACCGTCTACTTTTGTAGGCGCTGCTTTTGGAGCCGCTGGCGGTGGTGGTGGAGCTGGCATTTTTGGCGCTGAAAAACACATAGTTATATCCCCTTCCTTAATCCAATTGCGTTGCGTTTATAGCCAAGCTTTTCATAAAACTTAGCTACCTTTTCTGTGTCCACCCCCGTTGAAATGCCAACGGAAACTTCCACACAGTTACGCATTGCTGCCCATCGCTCAAATGCACGGACGAGTAACAATGCTGCTCTAGTCTTCCTTTGCTCAGGAATGACGTAGAACATGAGGTCAGAAGCATAAACGTCATCAGTAAAAAAATGACTGATAGCCATCCCTGCAAATAAGCCCACGCATTTCCCATTTTTCCAAAGAAGGAAACAGCATTGGTCTTTGTTCTGCAACGTGGCTTCAAATAGCTCATGCACCTTTCGTATCGATAATACGCTGTCCCGGTAACGACTTTCTGCGTGTATGTCTGGAACCATGTCCCTGATATGCACCCAGTCTTGGGTACTTATCTGGCGTAGTTCGTAACCACTCGCTTTACTTGTCTCTAACGCTACTGGCATATTTTCAAATATCCTTTGTTCACACCTTATATCATTTTTAATGTTCCGTCTAGTCGCTTGCTAGAAAAACGGGTCGTACTCATGTGTCGCTTCTCCGTATATGCTGGTCCCCTTATACCCGGCTCTAGTAGGAGCTACCGGGAAAGCAAAGGTTAGCGCCAAGGCATCAGCCAAGTCGGGAGATGCTAATCCTCGTTTTTTCATATCTTCTTTTTTCTCTAATTGTATCTGGTTACGCACATTGTACCCATATTCTGTAGACGTTAAGTCAGCCCGAATGTCCGGGTCATCATCTAACATAATACCACTGGTCATAGCGTCACGCAGGTTGCCCCAGCATTGCGCTCGTAAGTTTGCGTAGCCAGAGACGGTAGCTTTGGACCCGAAATTAACTTCGACTACTTCTAGTCCTAGCTGTCTGCACCTGTCGATTACGCCACCGCCAACACCACCGCCATCAATAAAAATTGTATTTGGATTTTTCTGGGCTGCTAGTGTGGCTACCTCTGACGCTAGGGTCATAGTATCTACGCCCCGGTATTTTTTAATTCCTTGTGACACACAGTCTCTACCTTGTCTCATCCATATAACAGACTGGTCATCCCCAAAACGTGCAACGTCTACGCCCATAACTAATGGTTCGTGCGGCTCTACATGCATGTCTTCTCTCATGCATTTGTCTACTAATTCGCTGGGTATAAACTGCATAGAGGCAGCGCTAGGAAACTCGCCCTTAATCCTGACCTTTACAAAGTCGCTGTCCTCGCCATAGTCTTCCACCCATTGATTGAGCAAAGTCTTGTTAGTGATGGCTACGGTTCTGCTGTCTATAAATTTCCTGATGTGACGGTGCTTATATTTTCCAATCATGTTCTGAAAGAAACGCCCGGAGTTTCTGGTAGGGTTACCAAAGTCAAAGCACATAGGTTCTCCGTCAGTAAGACCACCCTCACGCACCTCAAATATTTTTTCTGGGATAGCTGATGCCTCATCGAATATATAAAACGGTGAGCTGTTAGCGGCATGAAGACCAGCAAACGCTTCCGAGTTTTCTTCTCGACTAGTCTGTGCATCAACACGCCATGTCTCTCGGTGCATTTTATGATATAAATTCATGGACCCACCCCCCGAGTTGAGATGATACCAATTTTTTGTCAGGCTTATGTTGTGCCACTTCGCAAGCTCTGCCCACGTTTTTGTCCGTAGCTGCTCCGCTGTGTTGGCTGTGACTACCCCCTTCGCAAAAGGTCTGGTGTCCATCACCCATTTTATCAGCCAAGCCGTCAGTGTCGACTTACCTATTCCATGCCCGGAGGCGCACGTCACTCTCAGGGGTGGGACTGGGTCGTGACCGTTGAAGTTACGGCTGGAGACCTCATTGGCAATCATCGATAGGTAGTCCTGCTGCCATTCCAGCGGTCCATCTCTTCCGGCTAGGATGCCACTGCCCCACGGATAACTCATCAGTACATGACGCAATGGGTCAGCGTAACACTCTGCCATAGCATCTGCTAGCTGCATGTCTATGTCTATTGCACTAGGCTGTTGGGTCATAGTCACTCTTGGTTGGTATGGTTGGTGAGTGCGGTGCAGTATTGCACGGCACTGAGTTGTAAGGCGCTATGTTGCGTTGACCGCAATACCTACAACATTGTGCTGCACCAAAGCCCGGGGGTGCATCTACCCAGTCATGTCCACCAGAGTTCGATGACGTTATCTTCTCTATATCTGTACCGATTGCCATTCTTAGTTACCGTCCATTCATGTCCGTCTAGGCTAATGATGTCACCGTCTTCTACATCGTCCATGTTGACCAGCGTGACACCGGGACCGAGTACAGTCTCCAGCAATGTCTCTTGGTCAGCATTTAACCTGCGACTAGTCATCAGCAAATACAAGCTTTCCAGATGGTCCACATTAGACCTTCTTTGTGTATTTAGCTGACTTCTTCTTAGTTACCTTTACCTTCGCCTTCTTCTTAGGCGTTGCCTTTACTTTGCCATACATAGTTAGCCTTCCTTCCTGTGTGCTGCGATATCTACAACATTAGCAGCTCGTTTACGTCCAGCTTGCAGCCTGTCAACGATATCATCAGTCATTGTTATCTCTTTACGCTCTGCCGGGTACAAATCAGCAATCTTGCCCAGCTCACGGAATGCAGAGACCATTGCTCCAGCCTGTGCAGTCTGGTCTGCAAGGTCAGCAGCTCTCTGTAGTCCTGTAATGATGTCATGCAGCTTTAGCTGGGTTTTCTCAATGATTGGCGCTTTTATCACTTCAACCCTTTGGGTAATCTTTGGGTGACTGCCAAGCTTGCTTGCCTCTTCATTCACCTGCTTGTCATTCATCCTACTTGTATCATAAGCAGCACGATAACAGTCAGACAGTGTATGCTCAGCGCTTGCAACTAGTTGGGCAAACTGCTCTTGCTTGGGAGTTAGCTTGTATCGTTTACCGTCAGCAGCTTTGGTCATCTCGCTCCTGTCTCCACCACCACCTGCAAGGCTGTTCTCTAAGTCGGGTGTCTTTTCAATTAAGCTGGCTTCGTATTCATATGCTTCATCCTCATCGACAAAGCGCTTGAGAATATTAACGACAACTTCCTCACCACTATCAATAATATCTCGCACACGTCTAGCCTTTGGACTAGCGTCAGTGTCACGGATATCTAATCGATGAGTGTGTGCATAGCCTCGGGATGCTGTGCCTTTACCGACATAAAAAACCTTTAGGTCTCTCGGGTCGGTCAATGTGTAAACATAAAACTTTTGTGTAGCCATGCGACTAGACTAATCTACTTTGTTAAATTTGTCTACCAAGTAGATACAAAGTAGCGCAGCCTCGGCAATACCATCATTCTTCTTGACGTTCCACAGCTCGTTCCTACCGAATGTAAGTTTAGCCATGTCGAGACTAGCCTGTTTATCTGAGACAAGCCCCATGGCTTTCTTCCACACTGCTGGTGTCACATGTTCTACCTTCGGTGCAAGTAGCTGACACAGAGCCTCAGCAGCACCGTAGCTCCTACCAAATTGGAAGCTGCTGGATACGCCTTGCCTTGGCATAGCGTTGACCTGCTCAATTATAGCAACGTCAAAATCCATGTCTTGAAGGTCCAGCATAATCGATGCAGCATCAATCATCTTTTTCTTTTTAACATGCAGCACTGGTGTTCGCATCGCCTTCAATAACTTAGGTGCATTGCCATTTAAAAACTTAACAACAGCTATTCCACCTGCTTGACCCGGGTCAATGCCGAGTACCAACATTAGATTGCCCCTAGGGGACTGCGTCCCCAAGACCATGTCCCCTTTAGGGGGAGCAAGTTCATCAAGTCTGTAACCATTGTGTTTCCTTCCTTTTATTCACTTGATACAAACTTGAGCAGCAACTTGAGCGCTCAAGTTTATAATCGTTGCTATATATGACGTTTGCACTGCTCAAGTTGTAAACTTGTTCTCAGCTTGAGCAATCACAAATGTCCACCGTCCATTAGTCTTCTTCTTTGTGTCGAGAACAAGCTGCACCGTACCACCAGAGAAATGCACTGCGTCTTCAAACATCATGTGCAGCTTCTCAGCATCCCGGGTAAACATCCTGTCCCCTGTCACCGTCCATATATCTTCACCTCGCATCTTGTCGTGTATCTCAGCCAGCTTAGTAAACGAACCGTAGCCAAGCCGTTCCCCCATCTTCTCAGCCAGCTCTGATGCAAAGAGCTTATCGATTGCACCGTCAAGCAGCACGTTAGCTGCCGTTTGCTCATCAGTCATTTCACATACACCGATAGCACTGCCCTCGCCTTGGTCCATCTCTTGCCCAACCAGTTGATACATAACTGGTTGCAGTGGCTCACCCTCTCTAATCTTGCCTGTGTCCAATACAACGTACCGTGATAAAGCCAGCTCCAGCTTCTTTTGCTTCCAAGCTTTACGCTGCTCACCATTCTTTGGCATCCAATGGCTAAGAGTATAACCACAATCAAGAGCAGAATAAATTGCACCGCTACCACGCCAAGCACTAGCATCGCCACGATACCAGTCATCGTCCTTGTTCCTGTCCTTGGGTGTGTGATGTGCATGTATTACCGCAGCTCCTGTCATAGACGATATCATTATAAATGCTTTAGTCAAAATGCCAGCACTGACTGCGCTGTTCTCATCCATTGCTTCAGACAGCGTAACGTAGGGGTCTAGGATGATAACGCTTGCGTCAACACGCCTAGCTTGGGCAACTATCTTGGCTATACTTTTCTGGTCCAGCTCAGGTGTGCCTATCTCATTCAGAGCTATCAGCCGAGCTGTTCCATTGTCCTTGCCACGGACCACAATGTCAGCACTGTCCTTGTCATTGTGTTGCAGCATGACTGCTTTCAGTCTGCGTTTGATATCATCTACTCGTTCTTCATTGGCAATCCACAAAGACGCATGGGTCGTGTCTATTGGTGGTAGACCCATGCGCTTCGTATTACCAACGGAGAGTGAGACAGCCAGAGCAGCTAGCCATCTCGTTTTCCCTACATTCGATGTACCACCTAGAGACACTGTCGAACCTTTGGGAACCATGCCGGGTATCACCCAGTCAATTGGATTAAGTTTTTCTAATCGTAAGCCCTGAGCATTAAATGTTTCATACTCAGTATCCACTTGAGCTTCAGCAACGTAGGCTTCGATATCATCTATTGTGGCTTCACGTTGCACTCCTATCGGGCGTTGGGGAGCATCCTTAAAAAAGCTCTCGCCATCGCCAGTAATCTTATCAATTGCTGTCTGCGACACTTGCAGGTTAGCTTTCCTGTTTGCGCTTTCGACAAGGTCAGTAATTTTGTTGAACCTGTCCAGCCAATCATCATGCCGCTTGTGTCCAGCATTCTTTGCATCACTGGTCAGCATAATATTCTTCAGCACTGCAAGCTGCTCATCTTTACTGAACAGGTCACCATTGTCATTGCGTCTAGACGGTAGCCGATAAGACAACGTCCGTAGCGCTGGGTACAGGTCAGTAGCTGATGCTATGCGATTGATAAGGTCTTCATCTGTTGCATCGTTAAAACTCGATGTCGCTAATTTGCCATTCACCTGCTGCCCGGTTGCATTGTGCAGCAAGCTCATGGGGAATGCTTTGATAGCAGTATCATTTAATACTTCATACCCAGCAGTCGGTGGGAAGCATATGTAACCAGCGCCAACAGCTTTAATATCCACACCTTCTCTCAGTGTAGACGGAAACCGCATTGCCCCCGGGTGTTTAAATATAAAATGTTTGCCGCCTGACCGGGTAACATGGGTCAGCGTATCTTCTAAACCTATCTGACCTTTCACCCACTCTTCCAGCTCTGGGTCTTTATAAACGTCTACGTCAACACACATCAGCCCGGACATATCTCCCATCGGGACAGCTATCTCAGTTGCTAATCGGTGACTAAAT